GCCATTGTTCACCGATTTCTCTGCGAACATAAGTAGGATTTTCTTCAAAACCAATGGTTGTTCGTGTTTGGGTTTTATGTGTACCCGCCAACATTTCAGTAACCGCTTTTGTGTTTTTTAATTTACTACTTTTCATAACTTATTTTAATATAAATATCTAAATCAATAGAACAAACCTAAAATCTGATTTAATGGTGCGAAACTTCCAGTTAATTTTAAAGTCATGCCCTTATATACAAAAACGATTCCCTCATTGGGAACAATCTTATCAACACCACCCAATGCAGCCATTCTTTCAAGTTCTAATTGTAATTTCTTTATCTTTTTTTCATCCCCACCTACTTTAACATCTTTAATAGTTTGGTCTAATCGTTGCTTCATATTACGAACTGCTTCATCAGGATTTGCAGTCAGTACTGAACTCATCAACGATAACACTTCCGCACCCACGCCTAAGAATATATCTTCAAATGGTCTGATATTATCCTTTGATATTTTTTGATGATCGTTTTTATCTACACCCTGCGCCCAATTCAATACTTTTTCAGATTTGATGTTGTTTTTATTCAATGTAAAACTTTTATCAAAAAATGCCCATCTTTTTATCAATCCCTCTCGTGTTGATTTATCCAATTTTTCAGGAGTATTTTTATCTACATAATCACCCCACCAAGCCTGATGATACTCTGCCATTCCATCACTATCTTTTAAACCAAATTTAGATTGTAAGTTTTTTAACATCCCTGAGTATTTTGGTTGTAACTTTTCTAAATTTACATCTTTTGGTAATTGTGTAATTGGTGGTCCTTGTATCTTATACTTTTCTTGTACATCCTGGTTGATTTGTTTAATCATCCCCGCCAATATTTTTGCATCGGATTGTTCTGCTCCAACAGCTACACCCGATTCATCGTATTCAGTTGTGTTATGAAACACCAAAAGCGCCTGTCCATAAGGTATCACATTTACGGAGGTTGGATAGATAACTTCCAAATTCATAAACTTTTTACCTTGCGCGAATATCTTATCCCTTTGTGCTTTTGATAACCCCTTTATTGCCACTTCTAAGTCCCTCATAGCAAAGTTGTAAGCATCGGTTAGTCCACCCCTACCCCCAAACTTTGAAGCAACATCAGCGATTGACATTGCTTTCTCACCCATGTTAGCGAGGTGCCCTTTGTTCCTTGCTGCGATTAACCCTCTATCATCTCGCCAACTAATAGCAAGCGCTTGCCCATCGGTCTTTTCGCGTGTCAATTCTAAATCACCTTTTAAGGCTTTTGTTATTATGTTTTTTAAATCACCAAAAGTTAAATCCAATTCCATATCAAATGGGTGATTCATGTGTCCGTATGCCCCGCCCTCTAATAAGAACTTAGAAAACTTTCTACCAATTTTTTCTAATAATCTGAATTGTCTTTCATTAATTCTTTGTATTTTGTTATTGGTAGACCACTCAACAATTTCATGTCCTAATTTTGCGTAAGCTTCCTGTAACTCTTCATCCTTTACCCCAGTAATATCTACAGTGTTATCAAGTGGAGCATCAGGCGGTGCTGCATCTAATGGTGAGGTCGCTGTATCAGCCGTTACAAAATCTTCGGTTTCAGGAATATCTAAAAGGTCATCCATTGTGAAAACTTTTCTAGTGCTACTATATTGATAGAAATCCCCAGTACCTTTTGCGGATTTGCTGACCATTACATCTGCTTTTGGAAAATCTACTTGTATGTATCCACCATTGACAAACCAATAATCTCTTTTTTGTGCCTGCGGCCCTAACCCCAAAACTCTTCTTTTATTAGGAACTACATACATTGCATCAGGTTCACCTGAGTCTGCTACATATCCACCACTTAATGTTGATTCTGTCAATGCTTTTATATCAAATGTCTTAAAGAAATGTTCCATCAAAGATTCTACCGCTATCAATTTCTTTGTTATCAGATTGTATATTTGTGGGTTGAATTTTGGATATGCTTTTTTAAATCCTGCTTTTCTTTTAGATTCATCTCCCACCGATAACCACTTTCTTACATCCGTTCCACTTATCGCATTTGGTTGTGCGGGTGATGTGTAAACATATCCATTTTCTTCATACCCAGTAGCAGGTTTGAATCCTGCTCCATTGTGAAACTTTTTGAAATATTTACCACCCAATCTTGCAGCATCCTTTTCTCCAACCACAGTTACAAATGCGGTTGTTTTAGGTGAGAATCCACCTAATACTTCGGTTGGATTGTATGGGTTTTTTACTTGAACTACTTTATTTGCTGGGATACCAAACATTGTAGTCATTATTTTTTTCTTCTCTAAAAAGTTAAAAGGGTCTTTCGGTCCACCACTTTTGTTGGATGTTCCAATCCAAACATTATTTTCGCCAAACTTTTGAACTAAATGCGAATAAGTTGCGTAATGTCCTTTGTGGAAAGGTTGAAACCTTCCTGCGTACACAACCACTATATCTTTTATTTCTTCGGTTAATACACCTTTAATCCATTCTTTTATTAAATTTCCCATATAGATAAATATATAATTTATTTTTGTTTACTATTATGTATATGATGATGAATAGTATGGTAAAAATATTACCTTATCAACACTTACACCACCATCGCTAACCAATCTCATTTCTAAAAACCCATCAGCATCTGCTAAAACAGTGGGCATTCCAGTTCTATTAGCATTTCTTAATATCTGAACTTCACCCGATGTCCAACTACTCTTATTCTCTGCTTCTAAAAAGCTAGCTGATGGTAATGTTGTACCATTCCAACTATCTGAAAGTCTTAACCCAAACCTACCATCACCAGTATCATAAACTACATTTGTAACATCAACTTCGGATATTGCTACCAAAAGCGAACTACTTAAACTTGTAATTTCACTGGATAATGAAGAGCTTGTCAACGTATAAGAACTACTTAATTCAGTAATGGATGAATTTATATTATTAATTTCAGTAGATAGTGATTGACTTAGTTCGGTTATATCACCTCCACCAGAACCACTAGCCTGACTATCATATCCTTTAAAATAATAATTGGATAATACCGATTCGTAGTTTGCAAAATCATTTTGCGAATTCAAATACTCAACCTTAATATCATTTGCTATATTTTTATTTGTAGGGGTGTATATAAATGTGTGGGTTGATTGGGTTAGATTTGTTTTTGAATCAGAATATATATCCATTGCAGAACCTGTTATTGGTTCGTATAGTAATTTTGTTCCTATTAACTGATATTCCGTTAGTGTACCACCCGTTGCTCTAGACCTGATATATACATTTATTTTATCAACATTACCAACAATTGGGTTTACATCCCTTATTGTGATGTGTGCTAATGATTGTGAAAATAAAGTGGCCGAACCAGTACTAATAGTTTCCACTACAAAACTTCCAGTAGAAAATAAGGTAAATGTTTTAAATAAAGATTCGGTTTTAGTAGTCACAGAAGATGTTAGTGGGTTGGCTACCCTAACTTTTCTACTTGTTATTAGTGATTGTAATGAAGCAGTGTAATTTACAGGTTTTAATAATCCAGCACTTACTTCTGCCGATGTAAGTTGTGGTGATAATGTTACATTTTGTAAATTAATTTTTATTTTACCACCAACCCAATTTGGATTTAGTTGGTAGTTTGGTGTTTCTAAAAACACGTTTGCCCCACCAAAATCAGATGTATAAATTATATTCTGATTTATAGTTTCACTTACTGTTTGAGCTTCATTTAAACCTTGTGTAGGTATTTCTCTGTAAAATGAAAACGATTCCGATACAAATATTGTTGGTACAGAGTTTGAATTTTTAAAAACTATTGGTGATTCTGAGCGAACTTCCCTACTTACAGAAAACCTTCTACGCCATCTAATATTTATAACATCTTTGAACTCATCGGGTATTTCTTCACCAACAGCAGTTCTTTGTGCTATACCACAAATTATTATTTCACCAACACCATTTGGTGTATTGTATAAATCATTTCTTTGACCGTATATCCAAACTGATATGTAGCGTGATAAATCACCTGGCGAATAATCGGGTATTTCATAGTAAATTGGTTCGCTGTTTATATCTAATATTTCAATATATATTTGCGAATCAGGTTTTAATGTAAACCTATTTGGTTTTACACGTATTGCATTCTTACCTCTACCAAAAAATGTGGGAAATTCCTTTATACCAAAATACTCATCGGATGTTGTTGAATTATCCTCTATGTAAACTGGTATTGATTTTAGGTTTTCTTTAAATCTTTTTCTAAATTGTAACGACATTCATTTCCCCTATATCTATAAGTATTTTATTGAAGAAAAAGAATTTATTTTATTTATGTCAATTATTTGGTCTACCATATCCCTCGTTTTATCTATGTGGGATATCGTAATAATAAAATCAAATTGAGTTTTTAAATAATCAAATAGCAAATACAAAGAATTAAAATTATCAGTATCCAGTGAACCAAACCCCTCATCAATAGCGATAAAGTTTGGACGGGGTAGGTTGGATATACTAATTAATGCGGTTCTGATTGCGATTGAACTCACAAACTTTTCCATACCACTTGTCAACTCTAATGGCCAATACTTATCATCCCCATAACAAATATATGAGTTGATGTTTTTACCATCGGTATCTAATATGATTTGGAAATCCACTATAGGTTGAAGAATATTGTTAATTTCAATCTCCAACTTTGGTAATATTTCTGATATCAATCCATATGGAATACCATCCCGCTTAACCGCTGATAAGTAGTGTTCGTATCCATTATATTTTAATTCCATTTGATTTAATTTTTTTACAGATTCATTTACAGATTCAATTGTATTTTTTTGAACACGTAACTCACCCAACAAATCTATTAAATCGGTTGTAACCCTATTTAATTCGGATTGAATTTCCAATCTTTTTTGTTTTAGTGAATTAATTTCTTCATTAAGTTTGGCGTTGAATTCAACTGATTTTTCTTGCTTTTTGGCTTTTTCAATGTTCGCAGATATTTTTTCGTATTGAGATTCGTATTGATTATAATCGGATTTAGAATCATTTAATTCAGATAAAAGATTGTAGTATTTGCGGTTTACCTCTTGCTCTTTTTCTTTGACCTGATTTACTTTTTCTAACACCATTTTTACATCACACCCCTTTTGTGTTTGAACTTTTTCTGATAGTTCGGTTTCTAATACGGATATCTTTTTAGTTAGTGTTACTATTTTAGTTTCCAATTCCAAACTTTGTTTTGCAAATGGAGTGTTTTTATTTTTAACACAATGTTCACAATTATCATCGTATGTAAAAGAACCAATACCATCCAAATGCTTTTTGGTGTGTGATAGTTCAATTTGATACTTTGATATGGTTTGTTTTATTAATGCGATATCCCGCTCTAAAACACGCCATTCATTATCTTTTGCTTTTAATTCATCTAAATCATACTCTTTATAGAACTCACCAATTCTTTCAAGCTTTTCCTCTAATGGTTTTACTTGGGATTGTAACTCCCTTATATTGGATGATATTGTTCCTATAGAATTCCTACAATCTTTTAATTCAGCATTTAATAACTCTAAGTCCAAACTACCATCCACCACAATTAACTTTGCAGACTTATCTTCAATTTGGTCGTGTATATTGTTAAGATTAGTTTCAAAATCTATTTTTTTGTTTTCCAAATCAGAAATAGAACCTGTTATAGATTGAGATGCTAATTCGGCCTTAGCCAACTTTGTTGGAAAATCTTGCCCCTTATAATCTTTCAGTAAGGTTGATAACTCTTTTATTTCTTCACTTGCTACTGAATACAATTGCTCAAACACATCCATATCCAAAAATTGAGCAAGTAACTCTTTTCGTTCTTTTTGTGATTTATCAATAAAGCCACTATTGTTAAATTGAGTTGAGAGAGCAGTCAATATGAAATCATCATATGTTCCTACATACTGCCTAATAACTGAATTTGTATCTCTTCGTTCATCACCATTCAAACTTTCAATATCACCCATATCATTGAATGTGTAAAATTGAGTATCAACTTTTACAGTTCCCTTTTTGGTGGATTTATTTGCGGTTCTCTCAATTACATAATCCCTGCCATTTAGTTCAAAGATAAACTTACAATAAAAATTGTTTTTAGAATAATTCATCACATCAACTGCTTTTGATGTTCGGGAGCACTTATCAAAAATACAAAAGGCAAGAGAGTCCCATAGAGAAGATTTACCACTTGCGTTGGGAGCAAATACACCATACGCCCCTTTCATATTTTGAAAGTTTATATAGTTATCTTCCCCATAAGAAAACATATTTGAGAATTGAAATTCTTTTGGAATCCAAACCGAACTCCGAATTGCATGAGGATTTACAATCTTTGAGTTTATATCAGCGTTTATACCTTTGACAACTTCTAAAGATTCTGAGTCAATACCAAACTTTTGGGTCAAATAATCTTCCAATAGTTTATTTTGAAATCCAACATCCCTTACATTGTGTAGAGTTATATGTTCTCGTTTTCCAACTTCGTTTGTAGATAAAACTTTCTGAATACTTAACTCTTCTATTTCATATTTCTTTTTTAAAGAAGATACAATTTTATTCAACTGTGATGTGGTTGTATCTTTAACCCTTAACCTTAATCTTGGCTTTGGGCAAATATAATTATTTGATACGATTTTACCATCTTCAATATCAATAGTCCCATACCCATACGCATTCTCAATATGAACGAATGTGGAGGACTTTGTTGATACATCCCATACCAATATCCCGTGCTCAGGGTAAATTGATTCTGAGTGGTTCTGTGTAATCAGGGAGCCTGGGTACTTTATAGTATCCACACCTGATACTGAATTATTGGGAACATGGATATCTCCCAAAAGAACAATATCATATCCTTTAAAAGAATCCACCGTAACTTTTTTGTTATCAATCTTAAATCCATGCTCAGTTTGTATTCCATCAACGGGTCCGTGATAAAGAGCGATTTTAAAATCCCCATCAACGCCCGAACTATTTGTAAATCCATCCGATGAATCAAATACTGATTTGTGTGCGAATACGATGCCACCAAACTCAAAGGTTGTAGTGTTTTTGTAGTAATATAAGTTTGGGTGATTTAAAGCATCAACAATTGGTGATAACGCATCTAACCGAGAAGGATTATTGAGATTTGCATCGTGATTACCAGGAATTAAAATGGTAGGCATGATATCGGATAGACTTCTCAAAAAGTTTTGAGTCATATGTACCACCTCCGGCGTCATATCGGTTTTAGCGTGAACTATATCCCCAGCTAATACAATAGCAGAATCTTCAGTTACAACTGATTTTAAGTAATCATATAAACGATTAAAAACTAAAGAATACTCTTTATGTCTTTTTAAGTTTCGTATATGAACATCCGCAATATGATAAATCTTATTTAACTTTTTCATTTTCTCCTAAACATTTTATACTCCACTAAACTTAACAAGTTCAATTCGGGTGTATTGTATATTTTTGTGTTTATCTTATCGTAACCTAATTCAGATGCGTCCTCTGAATCTAACTGAACTAAATGAACTTTAATCCCCCAACCCATTAGTTTTTCGCATAGTTGGATAGAGTTATTAATAGCATCGGAATCTAAGCAAACATAGATACGGGATACTTTTTTATCTAAAATTTTCTTTTCTAATTTAGGTGGAATGGTTTTACCAAAAATAGGAATTGCGTTTCTACGAATTGCGATTGCGTCAAAAACACCCTCACAAATAACAATTGGTTCATTCCAATTCACATACAAATCAAACCCAATAATATCTTTGGATACTTTTGGATTTTTATGCTTTTGCGGTGTATCATAAAAAGCCCTACTAACAAAGTAATTTAACATACCATCTGAATCGTATGAGGGAATAATAATTTTATTGCTATATTCCCCTTCAACACAATATCCAATTCCATACTTAACAATATCACCAGGTCGGATTCCTCTACCTAAAATGTAATTTAAGGCATGCGAATAAATAACGGACTTGGATGATTCCCAAAGAGGAGTAAACTCTTTTGGTAGTTGAACAAATGTTTGTTGTTGTGTTAGTTGTTCAGTCGGCTGTGTGTATTTTCTAATGTTTCTGAAAATAGAATTGTATTCATCCCATATTTGCGAAGATACATTTAGTTTTTTGAAGAGAGAACGAATCGTTTTTCCCTTTTCATCCGATATCCAACAATGCCAAGGGTTATCACCAGCAGCTGTTGTTTTTATGTTTATTTCAAGCTTTGGTTTGTAATGTTCGGCAAATGGTGAATAAAAAGCATAGTTATCCCCAGTGGTTTTTTTACTTTTACCCAAAACCCGTTCTAATAACTCAATCAATCTTTCTTCTACCATTTCTTAAATCGTAAGTATAAATATACTTTGGTAAGTTAGTAATTATTTTTACATTCTCATCACCCGCTTTGTATCTCCTATTTATTTCAACCCCATAAGGTCTATCCAACATAGAAAGGGTTCTAATGTGAAATGATTTACCATCCACCTCCAATGATTTTGATGGAGATGTTTCACCTAAATAATTAAAATTAGAAGCACGATAGATAACCCCCTTATGCCCCTGATTTTGGTCTGCGTAACTTATTATATATTCCCAATCGGTATTTTTTTGTAACCACTTGATTGTTTTAGATATAAAATAGGATTCAGCGTTTTTTGGTGTATCATCTACCAAACACAACCTCCGTAACTCCAAAACCTTATCGGGACGGGATGGGTGATATGTCTGCCCAGCAGATGGGCCTGCGGGGCGTGTGTAAATACAAACCCCAATTATTTGGGGCATACCAAAATTTCCTTCCCTAAGTAGAATAAATGCGTGTTTTGTTTGTATATTTACATAATCAGAGTAGTGCCACTTTTTCAAAAAGGCACGAATGTTCTCATTAAATGTAGTATGTTCTACTGTGTATGTTTTTACTAAACCCATTCTACACAATATACAACAGAAAAGTTAATTATCCAAATAAAAATGTTTTGGGTTCTTCATTTACCCACTCTATTGGAACTTGCTTCGTAGCCCACTTAAAACCATTTTTATCTGCCCACATACCATATGTAGTTTTTGACCTTTTATTTAATTTTGCGTTTGGGTTCTGAAATACAATTCGTATATCCAAATCAGGCTTTTGGGCTTTTATTAGTAGATGTTTTTTTCTATCCTCTAAAGTAAACCTACCTTTTGTTTCTATGAAAATACCATTCGGTAATCTGAAATCAGGTTTGTATGTATGATTTGTTGCGGGTTTAGTATAAGATATTTGGTGTTTTTCGTATTCACCATCAATACCTATTTGTTTTAATTCTTCCGAAACTTTATCCTCTAAACCCGAGCGATGCCCTTTGGTTCTTTGGATGTGACCCCAATTTTTTGGCATAATTAATCTATATCAAATTTTACATTTATAAATAAGTCCGTAATTGTACTTTTCTTTAACGGAACTCCCAACTTTGCAACAGCCATCATTTCTTCATCATCATTATATAACCCAATGGTTGTTATGTAAGGTGAAAATGTAGAAGAGGTTGTAAATCCAGCTCTCGTTCCATATGAGCCGCTGATAATTGATGTTGGGTGGGTAGATACATTAAATTCATCTTTTCCAATATGACAAAGTAAGCTAACTTCTTCTATTGCTTTTGTTGCTTTATAGTTTACAGTAAACCCTTTATCAGAACTATAATCCCAATTACCATCACCTAAAAAGGTATGTTGATTATTAGAACCAGTATTTGTCATAACAATCAAACCCTGTCTATAAAAAACATAACCATATGTTGCAGATGATGAAACTATAGTTCCCCATTCATCTTCTACTTTTACATCCGTATAATATCTATAATTTGTAGTTGAGCCTGAATAGTTTGTTATGTTTACGGATGATGGTTTTATTTCAAACCCGTATCTATAAACTGGAATGGACAAAACTGATGCGGTATCGTATAATTTTATCCTACTATCATCTGCAAAGTATAATTGATTAAGGCTTTTCCACAAACTTTTTTGATAAACACCACTTAACCCATCGTATGTAGAACTTTGTGTTAAATCGGTAGATGTAAATTCAAACGCACCACTAACAGCAGGTTTTATCGCTCTTAATGTGGATATTCCAAATGATGTATAATGGTTTGAATCCGTTACCTCATAGCTTTTATGGGTAATAAACTTACGTTCTTGTGAAAATAATTGGTCTATTCTTTTAAACCCAATACTAATAGTTTCGGAATCACCACCCCTTAATACAATTTTTTTTTCTGCCATTAATCATTACGATTTAAAAATCTAATTTTACTTTTAAAAGAATCTCATTAGCAAATGATTTCAAAATGGGTTGCGATAGTTTTGCAACTGCTAATAATTCATTTGAGTCATTATATAATCCAGTTGTAGTAATATATGATTTTGGGTCATTAACAAATGTTGGTTGAGATAATGTGTAACCGCCATTTGCCGAAGATGTTACATAAGATGGATTGTTACTAAAGTTAAACTTACTGTTTCTAACTCTTAAAAAGTAATAAGTAGATTTAACTTCTTCTTCATTTCTGGCTTTAAATGCGTTATTGGTTGAATCAACTGCTGCTGACCTACTAATAGCAGAAAATAACTTAAATGAGTTGTCCCCATTTGCATTTGATGCAGTTGCGGTAGTCATTGATGCGGATGCATCTAATGCGGTACCTGATAATACAATTACACCTCTTTGTGGGTAAACACGCCCATAAGTTAAAGTAGTAGAAGGAACACTTACACCAGATGATAATGAACCTGAAACAACATTATAGTATTCTTGTTCAGCGGAATTTAATTGTGCTGTATCATCGGAATCATCTATTAATTTTATTTGCTTACCAGAACCACTCAATGTCAATTCCCAATTTCCTCTATCTAATTTATCCTTTAATCTACTTCTTTTGAAATTGATAACATAAATTGAGTTTTCTTCACCCACACCTGTGAAATTGAATTTTGTGGTTGATGATGGTAAAAGTGTTTGTTGATATTGTGCATAAATTGCACGAGATGGTGAATCAGCAAATCCAATACCCGCAGCAGTAGAACCAATAGAACCACTACCCAAAGCATGCCCATATGTTACTGAAAACTGAACTTCTCTTGTTGAATCCGTTCCCACTTTATCGTAAACATCGTAGTAATAATCACCCGATGAAGCGCTTTGTGCGGATGATGTAAAGAATGTAGCCAATGATGCAGCATTGCCACTAAATAAACCACGTGTTATTCTTTGTGAACTAGATGCGGTATCATCGGTTGTTATTCGTTCAAATGTAAAAAGCGAGCCTATTGGGGCCACCCCACTTCCCAATTGTATTGTTTTAGTTGCCATCTATTTTATTCCTATTTTTTTATGTATTAAATACCTCTTACTGTTGTAGCTTGTGTTGTTGTGGAGGTTACATTAGGTGTAACTGTTACATTAATATCTACTCTACCACCAGTTGTGTTACCAACCACAATTATTTTTGTAGATTGGGTTGTTGCGGGAACTAACTGATTAACAGCCACAAATTCAAAAGTGTTAGCACTAATTACATTGATTGTTCCCAATCTATCATCCAAAAGAGTTACAGTATATGGTTGTACATCACCACTAATTGTAAATGTAACAGAACCACCAGCAGCAGGTAACACACTTTGTTGCGGAACACTAATACTTGCAGGAGTAACAGAGAAAATTGGAACTGATGTTGAGTTTTTAGGTAAGGTTAATAATTTATACCTTAAAGCAAAATTTTCATCGGTAATAGCCTCTAAAACAGGCATATTTTCAATTATTTCACCATAATAATCTGAACCTAATGAGTGTGCTGTGTTCCAAAGTGTGTAATCCACCTCATCATCACCCAAAGCAAATTGAGTAATTTCAAAGTTACCACGGCCTGATGCTAAATACTCTCTGCCTTTTTTGGTTAAAATAGCATCAACTGTAACAGATGTATTATCTAAATATCCCATATAATTTCCTAATTTTGTTTCTTATAAATATAGATTTTTAAAATTAAATTTTAAACCCGCAATCGTCCCGACGAAGCTGCCCCACTTCCAATTCGAGGAGATGTTGTTGGTGTTGATACTATTGCATCTTGAACGGATACATTTTGAGGTGCAACTCCCAATACGAATGGGTCAGCTGTAAATGTTTCAACGCTTGGTAAACCATCAATTGATGTAACACCACTATTACAACCATTAAATCTCAAATTTGCTAAACTTAGTGGTAATTCATCAGTTTGTGTTGCTACCGGTACTAATGATGATGAATAGAATTTACCTAATGAAGCAGAGAGAGATGATGAATAAAAATAATTAACTATGCTGGCGTGGGGTGAGAGTCTTTGACCCATAATAGAACTCGTTGGATTGTATTGCCATTGCGGGTTACTAACATTTGTGTATAAACCGGTACTTCCACTTAAAATTGGGTAGGTATATTTGTAAATTGAACTCTCATGATAATCTTTTGTATCCACTGTAGCCAAGTAATCATTTTTTGTGGCCGTTACACTTTCAGGTAACATAGATATCGTAGTTAAATAATCCACCCTACTATAAGACCATTTATCACCCCGTTTGTATTTGTTTCGTTCTAAAATGTGTGGTTCTAACAATACGCCACCAACATACTCACTTCTCGCAGGTATTAATTGTTTTACTTGTTGGAATATACTATGGTCGTACAATGATAACATATCCAATAAAAGTCCAATTGCAGTTCCACGCTTTTGAGCGGAGCCAGAAGGAGCTGTTAAATTAACATACTTTTGAAAATATACATTTGCTCTATATCTTAATTTAGAATAATCTTCATTAAATCTATCATCCGGGTCCCCAATTAAATCATCAACTTCAAAGTATCCTTCTGAATTGTATATATCATTATTTACAACATCCGTTGGTGAGAAATACAATCCAACTAAATTTGAATCGGTTTGGGTATAATCATATTGAGATACTTCAGCGGTTTTTTCAACATCCAATGAACCACTTAAAACTGAAGATTCTATTCGTACTTTATTGTTATTTAGGTTTAACGCACCCACCGATGGAACTCTTATAAATTGAGTATCCACTTCACCAACCAAATCGGCTGATGTGTGGTTTGGTAATGATGCGGTTAATGGTGCTCCACCCAATGTGGTTTTGAAAAATTGGTTTGGGTGAGATGATGAAATAGCTGTTGATATGGTATTAAACCCACTATCAGGAAATATTCTATAAACCAAATCGGTATATGATGATATACTATTTAAATCAGTTGTGTTATCATCCGAAAAATATGCTTCAGTATTCAATGCGTGCTCTTTGAATATTTCTTCAGAAAGGGATGATGAATAATATCTAATCTCTTGAATTGATGCAGTTGATGAATAGTTACCAACACCATCACCAACAATAAATTGAGTTGAACTACCAAGTATACTATTTGGTGCGGAACTTTGAGCGGATAATGAAGCTAGGACATTTCCAAAATCATCTTTGAATGCTGCTCTAATTGTGGTTGAACTACCAGATATGATACCAAACGCACCATCTCTTGCTACTAAGTAGCTCATATAAGATGAACTCATAACTGTTGTAGAACCTGTCTTTGCCAATATCCTAGCTTGTCCGCCTGAATAATTCCATTCAAAGTTTAAATCAGTTCCACCCCCCGTTAATCTACCAATAGTAAAATCGCCCAATGGCATTTTACCAATTACCTCAATGGTGTTTGGCCTACTACCATTAATAGTTCCAAGCGGGTTTCTTATTGGTTTAGAATCCGCTGTTTCTACTTTATAGATAAATCTTTCATCTTCGTATTTGTTTGGCGAATCAACGATTGTAGGCCCGCCGTACTCTCTTATTTTTAAAAATGTTTCAGGTATACCATAACAAGCCAAAAGGGCTTTGATTGAACGAGGCGTACCTTTTGATTTATAGATATATGGTAAGTTGTTCAATACCCTGCGCCAAACTTCAGCTCGTATTTTTTCTTTTGATTTAGTTTCTAATCCACCCGTTGTTACTGACCTGTTTCCCGATGAATCAGTTCCTAAAACATACTCCCAAAGGTTTGATTCACCCCAACCATTGGATAAATTCCACCCCATTGATTTTGCTACATCGTACAACAAATCATCCGACATACCATCTTCAGGATGCTCTTCTCTTTTATTTACATCTGTCAACCCTTTTGTATAAGTCCACAAAATATCAAAATGATGTCCTATCATATTAATGAATAATATGTAATCTTCATTAAGTGGGTCTTCTCTTAAAGCAAATGGGATTAGATTAATTAAAGCTGATTGGTTTTGTGCATCATAAAGTGATGCCGAACTATAAACACCTTCATACCAACTTTCGGCTTGAGAGCTTGTTGTTGCATAAAATACTGTTGGATATGATGATATTTTTGGATATGGTACAATTGGATTATCAGTTGTTGAGTAATGTGTATATAAAGAACCTGTTACTTTGTTATACATCCATTGTTCAAAACCATCAAACCCACCAATTAAGGTATCTCTTCGTGTGATTGATTGTGATATGTTTGTAAGAGCGTGTGAACCTGAAACCTGTTGTAGGGTTGCTATTCTACTATTATACCCCTCAATTGTTTGTAATTTACTAAAGAAATTATCAACTCTTTCAGTTGCGGATGAATAGTGAACAAAGTTACTAAAATCGGAATAATCAATGTTTAATTTTATATTTCCAAACGAACCGCTGAAATATTTATCTATAATTTGTTGAGAGGTGGATAGGTTTGCATCCAGCAAATCGTTCCATGCTTTAAAATCAGTACCATCTGATTTACCATACTTATCCAACTCAATATTAAAATTCGGCTCTAAAAGTTGTTTTGATGTAATCTCATCTAACTGATTATACGCTACTATTTTTTCTATATACGATTTTTGCAATCTACCATCAATTGATAAACTTTGCCCAACAGTTACACCACCGTCTAAAGGTGATACTAATTTTATGTATAAATCAGTAATATCTACCAATGAACCATTAAGTTGATTTTGTAATCTAACATTTGTAAATTTTGCATTGATGTTGACGGGTGCGAAAATAATATCGTTTTGCGCTGATATATATACACCCGTTCTAGTGTCGGTTGGCGGAACACCCTCCTGACCATTCCATAAATAAAATGGTGCTCCTAAAAGATATGATGAAAATGCTGATGTATAACCAACTGTAAAATCGGTTTCAGTATATTTTTCTTGAACCCATTGCGGTTGGTTATTTTCATTCAGTTCTAATTTAAAAAAAGCAAATCTTCCCGTTTGATTATTATTCAAAAATTCTTTGAATAAAGTACCTCTATTTGATTCGGGAAAAAGTGTTGGTTTCCATAGTGTTGCACCGGATTGTGCATTTCTTTCATTTGGATTATTAAAATTGCCTGTTGGTAATGAAATTGGTGTAATTCCCTCACCAACAAAATTTATATAAGATATATCGGAAATAGTATCATTCCCAAAATTTAATAAAAACTCAGGCTTATTATCTACAAATAAAGAACTGGTGTTAAAATTAAACTCTTGAATACTTTTAATTAATTGTAAATTAGAATTATTTGGATTCTTAATTCGTACTTCCGTTCTATCTGAAGATATTTCCGATATTGTTAAATCGTACCTCGTAGGTGATTCAATTTCAGTAGAGCCTGCAAAATTATATATAGGATTATATACCATTGTATATATCCCACTATCATAACCAAGTTGTCTTAAATCACTTTCAGGAGAAAATCCAAATTTTGTTTTTTGGTTTTGAATGAAAATTCTTTTATACGATGATTTTACTAAATTATTTTCAGAATCGTATATGTGTAATTCTAATAACGCAGGTATAGATTTTATGGATACATCAGAATTTGATAGAGAGCCTGATTGAAATGTGTATCTATCTAATTCGGTAAAGGTTTCCCCATACACAGGCTCTGTGCTTAATACATCGGTTATATTTGTAAATCTATCTAATGACATACTATTTTATATTACGGACCTATTAGCACTGTTTCTGTAACCGATTATGGTTGGTGCTTCAATTTCTAACTCGATTATTTCGGTGCTCTGATTTAAATAAAAAGATTGCGATGTAAATAATTTTACATTTTTTTCCAACGCAATTACACCATAAGTATCAGTTGAATTAACAATCTCATACGATAGTATTCTTCCCTGTCTATTTCTTTTTATTTCTCTTTCCATTATCTAATCACCTTAAAGTAATATTCATTATCGTAATATTTTTCAAGCCCATCAGAATCAACTCTGAATACAAATCTATAATACCTTTCAGGTTGTAGTGTATTAAACCACATATCAAAATAGTTCCCATTTGAATCACATTCTATCTTTGTATAAGTAGTGTTAAATGGTATAATTTCTAAATTAGTTTCAACATCTCTAACCGACCAATATGATGATGTAGGTAAGTATTTTATGGTTGATAACGCCCCACTATTACTAAATGTTCTTTGTGGATATCGTTCCCTACCATACACTCTAACTCTATCTTTTGAATTTTGTTTGTATTCCGATTTAAGATTTTTGGTGTATATTGTAATATTTTCGGCCGTTAGAGCTGATAACGAACCTGTCTGAAATTGCGAATCATCCCATCTAACTTCAAAAGTTGGTACATAAATCGTATGAGTTTCTGTTGAAAAGTATTTTGAAACTCCAAATTTAACCGAAGATGTTTCATCGGTATTAGACCTTTTAATGATAAATCCGTTATTTGTTCTATTACCACTAAAGATATCATTTACATATTGAGTTACTTCAATGTTTATATCAGAAACATTTCTACTGAAAGATTGTGAATATGCTAAACCATTAACAGATGATGTAAACCAAGTTCCACCACCCGAATTAACTGCCCAATATGAGCCTGAGTTTATAGGTGATGCTACACTCCAACTTACATTTGTACTTCTATAAACCCAATTTGAATCATTTTCATTATGGGGTGTATCGGGCAAAGAACCCAATCCTTCATCCCAACTTTGCGATATTGGATAAACATAAAGGTTGTATTCGGATGGAATTTCTCTTTCATCCGATGAAATAAGATTTAAATAGTATTTTACACTTCCTGATATTACTCCACTTGCAACCGATTGAGATATAGCAGATAAATCAAACTGAATTAATATTCTACTATTACCAATCAATGTGGTATCATCAGTATCAAAAAACTTACCTACCTCCAATACTTCATCTTTTCCAACATTTTGAAATTTTCTTGTTGAATCTTCATATATGGTAGTATCTTTTTGAGGATATATTCTATAAATCATTTATTTCTCCTAAAATAATGGAACAACCCTGCCTCTAATATCTAAATCAGGAAACTTAACCTCAAAAATAGATGGGTCTTTTGCTGGGTATATGATACCATTTCGTGTTGCTTTTTTTATATCATAAACATTTGATGAGTATATACCATTATACTTATTAACTATTTGTAATCCACCCTTACCATTTAAATCAGGTCTAACAACAGTCTGAACGCCATTTATTCTATCTAATAAAACATATATATCCGATAATAGTATTGGTCTATTTATTTGGCTGTTTTGTTTACTAAAATATGCTTTTAATTCATTTATACATTTTAATAAAACTTCGTTTGAATTATAGTTTGGTAATACAACTATTTCAAAATCAATACCAATGTTTATAATATAAGCATCTTTAATGTTCACCGCGTCGGTCAACATTCTATAATATGAAATGTAATTTTTAAGATTTTGTTTGGTTGCTGGATTTAATTGTGATATATTTCCATTACCGTCATACCCAAGAACATATAAATTTATTGCGAGTGGATTTGGAACTTGGAGAGTTCCAACCGATACAACACCACTTACCATTCTATTAAAAGATTTTACTTGATAATCAGGCGCCACATATGCTTTTGCTACTGCACCAAATTGTGGTGGCATTGCGTACGCCCTTACAACATAATCTTCAGCAGTAACAGTTCGGTTTTGTGCTGCAAAAAATGCCATAGCACTATTTCTGATATCATCAACCTCTTCGTTTGATTTACCACCCGATGCAGCCTCTTCATTCGTAACTGCAACAGAATTTCTGACTGTATTTAATTGTTGGGTATTAGATGGGGTTGTTTGATTTTCAAATTCTATATTTGTAATTTGAGTTAAGTCTTTAGATATTACATTGTCAATCACACCCTGCCCAACTCTATAGGTTACAGTTAAGGTTGTATTTGCAGGCGCTACTCCATATGTTTTTGTATATAAGAAATTTGAAGGGTCTATTGTTTGTGATAAATCACCCGTTGCTTTGTATAAATTAGAACCAACATTGTCTGGGTTGGGTAGTATCTCTTCATCAGCATTTGATGATACACCTGCGCCAAATTGAATTGTTATAGAACCATCTTCATCAGTTCGTGTAATATATCTTTTAGGAACTTTTTTTAATCTTAAAAGGTATGGTGTTTCCGAACCATATTGATTTAAGTTAAGTGTATAATCAGATGTATTTTGGATTTGCTCAAAAACAGTATCTTGTGCTAAATAATCTACCTTTGTCCAAACATCTCCATCGGAATCAACTATTTTTACAACATCAATAATACCAACATCCTCAATCTTAATCTTATTGTATGGTGTTGGTGAACCAAATATAAATTCAGATGTTTTATCTTCACCACTAACCACAGGAACGCTCTTTTTGAAAAGATAATAAACAGGTTCATCGGTATTTTCGTTTATTTGATATACTGATATTTCGGTGGGGTCAAAAGATGATGAATATGCAAAATCAACTTTCCTCGTTGTAGAAAATACTACATTTGGGTTTTGTGTTGATGATACCTGCATACCCTCTTTGATTTTTAAAGTATAATCCAAATCAGGTCTAACATTATTGCCGGAGCCAATAGCAGGAACTAATTGATATACTATTAAATTAGTTGTAGCGGGTGAGTATAGTTTTGGTTTATATCCAAGCGATTGTGCTAACTGAAATAAGTTTGAATTTTCTTTTACTTGAGTAATAATTGATTCTCTTAACTGAGTATCCGTATAATAAGATAGAACATCCCCAACATACGATGCCATTTCTATAAACATCATTCCAGGAGATGATTCGTTAAAATCATTATAGGTATTTGGGTAATATTGTTTAGCAAAATCTATAAGATTTTTTCTGAATCCAGAAAAATCTCTGCCAATTAAACTAACTTCTTTTTTTTCATCATTTAACATTTACTACTCCTAAACTATTGATAATCCACCCTGATTATCAACTTCTAAAATTATTGTTTGGTTAGCACCTTGAGATGTAACTCTAAAATTTATTTTTATACTAACTTTATTAAAATCCGGCTCCGAATTGACTTCTATCGCATTTAATAAAATATAAGGTAGCCAAAAACTAATATCGTTTGTAAGGGATTCTTCCAATAAAGAATCTAAATCCGATTGAATATTTTCAAATAGTAATGAATAAATATCCGAACCAAAAAGTGGTTGAAACGGCCTTTCACCTTTTGTTGTTAATAATAGGTTTTTAAGATTAGATATAGCCTGTTGTTCGGTTGTGTAACTTGATTTAAACATAGGACTACCACCCAATGGTAGCATTACACCAACCGCTTTATTTGGTTTTAAATCAATTGGATTAATCCTATATTGTAATCTCTGAGCCATTCATTACCTTTTCTTTTTATTATTCATCACCTGCATTAACGCAGAATAATCTTTTGTAAGTGCATCTACAACTGCCGCACCTGCATCAGTTTTTGCTAAAGTTTCCATTGGTATTGCTCTACCTTCCGAATCTTGAACAACGGATTCTTCCATCATTCCCATTCCCTTCATAGAACCAAATGATTGTGCCATATCAGATGTAAAAGACCTTCCACTATTTATATCTCTCCACTCACCACTTTGATAAGTTTCATTAAGTATAGAAGATATTGGCGAACTATTACTAAATAGTTTTTTTTGAGTTTGTGGTTTCTTTGTTTCAAATAAATGTTCTACATCCAATGGGTCTTTTTCCATCAACTTTGTAGATTGCTTTACTGGTTGTTGTTTTAGTTCTTTAATAATAGATTCTTTTAAAAACTTCTTTTCTTCAGCGAATTTTCTTTTAACCTCGCTTTCAACCAACATTTTAATAGCCTGAATTAGTTTTTTTGTATCCATAGTAATAAATATAATGTTTTGTAATAATTAACCAATACCACTTTTAAGCTTTGATAGTATTGTAGATAGTTGTGGATGTGGGCCGGTTGCCGCTCCTACAACTGGGAATGTTCCCTGTGCTAAAGTTTCTATAGCAGAAATAATTAAATTAATTGTAGTTGTATATTGCGATGTAGATATCGCTACATCCTTTTTTGATGATAAGATAATATTATCAGATTTACTATTAAATATTAACCTATCTGAATTAATAATAACTTGTGGTTTATTAAATTGCGATATATTGGGTATAGATACTCTATTTGATGTTTTTAAAGATACCCTTTGTTTTGTAGTCATCCAAATAGATGAATCATCTTCATTCACATTTTCAACTACAAATTTATCGTATCCCTTTTTATTAGTATCGTTTTGAGTATTTCTTATAATTGTTATTGGTGCACCAGAATCAGATGCGTTCCAAGTTGGTAATTTTTGAGCATCAGTTTGTTTAGGTGTATAACCAAATCTAATAGATTGACCAAACCTACCTTCAAGTATTGTATCGCCAATATAAGGTTGTAATTGTGATAAAGTGTTTACTTCGGAAAACCCTTTACCAAAATTATTGTTTTTATCATTTGTAGATGAAACATTCGGTACTGGGTTCAAATAAGAACTTACCTCAAATGATTGTGCAGTATTTGTAATTCCTTTTGGAAGGGGGTTGTTATTTAGCGACCTTTGTAAAAAAGTGGGTGAAATGTAATAAAAAGAAAATCCGCCCCCAAGAGGAGCGGATATAGAACTTAACGCACTAATTAAATAAACTTGCTCCCCAATAGTGGGGATTGATTTAATATACGGATTTAAGGGATACGCAAAATCATTTGATGCACCGCCAGTAGAGCGTTTAACCGAAACCCCAATTTTGTAAATATCATTGGGATTACCATCTTTTAAAAATACTTCAGTTACCTCACCAAGCATTATTCATCCTCATCCTGTTTTAGGGATTCCAATTTTTCATCTACATCCCTACTAGCATCTAACAACTGCTTCTTTTCTTCTTCTGATAATAACAAACCATCATCAGAACTACCCTTATCTAAAAGTTTTTGTGCGATAGCGGCCAGCCTTACCAATTGGTCATCATTCTTTACTGATACCTCTAAGTATTCCTTAATCAACGGAACTACCACCGATGCATCATTTAGATTTTTAACCAATGGTTCTAACTGAGCAATCAGTAATTTTATTTGTCGGTCTTTTTTACGGGAATTATCATAAACATCTTTTAATAAAGATGAAAATGTCGTCCCTTTAAATATATCATCATCCTTCGTCATAATACCTCTCTATGTTATGATTTAATTTTAAAATACCCTTTTTAGTATATTCAGTATTTAATTCTACAAATATTACTTTCATTTTTCCTATAACTCTTGTAATATATTGCGTATTTACTCCTGTCCTATCTCTAATAAGTATATAAAGAGCCTTTTTATTGTAAGAGTATAAATCCTTCCGATTACGGAATAGTTCATTGACCGAATCAGCTATTCTTCTATCCCTTTCCTTTACAAAAAGTTTATTTAAATTTGAATCTATATAATCCACAAAGAAATCCATAAAATCTGATTTTTCTTCTATTGCTTCATACTCCGCCACCTCATTAGGAACATTCCTACCAATATCAACAGCATCCAAATCTTCTTGGATTTTCATTTTTGCGTAATTCGCATTATTCTCATTAAATAAAAAGTTTCTTGCAATTACAGTGAAATAAGAAAATGCTTTTCCTTTATCACCCTTAAACTTATGCATCTTTTCATTTAGAAACGCAACTACAGATGCCTTTACATCTTCATACGAATCATCAAAGTAATAGGTTTTATATGTATGTATTACATTTTCTGCAAGTTTATCGAATGGATATTGTATAAATCTATTATAGATACGATTTTTTTTATCAATATCATCCAAACTATTATACACATTTATAGCTATTTCAGTTATAGCTGTAAAATACCTATTGCTCTTCGGTGATTTCGCTTTTCTGCCCATAATACCCGTCTAATTCTTCTATAATACTATACATTTCTCTAAATACATAACCTGTCTCATCATCGGCTTCAAATGAACCAATTCTATCTATGGATTTCATTCTATCCATTGCGTTTTGAATTCTCCCTTGCATTGAATCCAAAAGTGTATCTGCCTGAGTGTATTCTTTTTCTAACTCATCCAAATTTTCTTCAACTGCTTCTAACTTCCGTAATAGATTCCATACAAAGAAACCTAAAACTATATCGGTTAAAAACAATATTATTAAAAGTACTATCATATTAATCCCCCATTATATCTTTAAACGCGTCAAATACCATATCAGCCTTTGGTTTATCATCCTCTGATTTTCCAGATAATATCTTTTCAAATTTAGATAACCCCGATGGTTTTCCATTTGTACCAATAGTTCCTCTTGTACCTTTTAACTTTTTACCTTCAACTACCCAACGATTGTATTCATACTTTGAAGCCATGAAATCTGCCTGGTGTAGAATATGGGGTAAAAATGTTTTTAATTGGTTTTCAGCCTGAAAAGTTTTATAATAACTTTCGGTGGATGAATCATACAACCCATCCGTCAGTCGGATAGCAAGATATTCTTCTTCGGTACATTTTACACCAAAATGATTTAGTAGAAAGAATGTACGGTCGTGAATTTCCATCCAATGTAAATTTGGGTTTGATTTATAAATCTTACCCTGATTCTTTACATGCCATTCCGAATCATTCTTTTTATACCAATCATCTTCAACTGAACCCACCTTACCTAAGTCGTGGTGGAGGGCTGCAAATACAACCGATTCTCTTGTAATATCATCAGTAACCATATCCAACTCTTTCCAAAGTTCAAATACCTTTAGAGCATTGCGAGTTACCCTCATTATATGGTCAATATATCCGCCGGGAAAAGCATTATGAAAATGCTCAAAGGATGAAGCGGGTGTATAGATAATCCTTTCTTCAAAATGGTCATACATTTTGTTTAGGGTATCCAATCGTTCACCACTAAATTCTTGACTGATAAATTTTCTGAACTTTTTATAATTTTCCAGTAGTTCGTCTGGAGAGAAAAAATCAAAATACATAATTAAATAATTTTATCAATAATACCCAATTCAAGCGCTTCTTCAGCGGATAAAAATAAATCACTTTGTTGATTTGACTGCCACCACTCTTTTGGTTTCTTTGTGAATTCAGCCATCATACTATTACATTCATCTTCCAACCTATCCGCAAATTTGGCGTTTGATTTTACATCACTCAATTTACCTGCGGCAAAGGTTGATAGTTGGTGAACCATAATCTTTGAATGTTTTGATGCTGCCCTAACCCCAGTACCCGCTGCGAGTAGAAGAGCTGCTGCTGACATTGCGATACCCCTACAAATGATATTAAATTTCATATCTTTGTTTCCTCTGATATAATCAATAATACCAAGAGTTTCTACAACATCACCGCCACCGGAGTTTAATAAGATGTTAATTGTAGTTGCCTCACTATTCACTTTTTTTAGTAGCCGTACTTTAGCAATAAACTCAGGTAGTAATCCCATCTGAATTTCATCGCAGATTACAATTACATTATCGGTTAAATCAATACCATAATCAAACTCCCTAAAAAAATGTTTGTGTGGGTCAGTATCATCACCACTTTCATTTTTGTAATCAAATTTTACATTTGAAGGATTGGTATTATAAAGTTCATCTATTATCATAAATTATCGTTTAAATTTTACACAATATACAACAAAAAGTGTATATTACCAAATATATTTTTAATTATTTTTATCTATATCTATCAGCACCTGTTCTTGCATAAGTGTGTGTTGGTGGTTGTGGTGTTGGTTTGGGTTTTGGTTTGGGTTCTTCATTATATAAGTTTAATGCTTCTTCGGTAGTTGGTTCAAATACTACATCGGGTTTTTCCTCTTTAGCTTCTACATTTTCAATAATCGTTTCTTCAACAGTTTTATTTGGTTCTTCTACCACCATTTCTTGTTTGATTAATTTTTCTTCAGTAGGTTTAGTTTCCTCTATTTTAACTTCTTTTACAAGTTTATTTAAGGCTATAACCATAGAAATTGCTAACGGGTCAAATACTAATACAATTAATAATGTGAACCAATTTACAATTCTATCCATTCCCCACCCAGTTAATTTATCCAAGTATCTTAATGGACCTATTTCGGCAGCTACATCATTGTTTGATTCCTTATCTAATATTTGTAAATCCAAAGAAGTCAATGAATCATTCAATGATTCTATTTTTAGGGTTAAAATATCTCTTTGCTGAACTGCTGTTTTTAATTCACTACTTAAAACCCTTCGTTGGGATGCAGCACCCCTTTCAGTCTGAGAGTTATTGGTTGCTAACCCACCTCTTAATGATGATATGGATGTTTCCAATAATTTTTTTTCAGCGTTTAAATCCACCAATTGTTCTTTGAATCTATTTCGTTTTACATCCACAACACTAACCTCTTTATTAAGGATAGTAAATTTATCGCTTGTTGTTTGGTATGCTGAAGTCAAAAATCCATATATACCCAAAGATGTAATCATCATTAGAATTACAACTGCTGAAACCAAATACCATTTTAACCATCCAATTACTTTCCAATAGTTATGAAGGTATGAAGCAAGAATTATTTTTGCAAATTCTAATGCCCCCGCCATTATAATAACTTCAGTTCTTGCTCCAGCGAAAAGTGAACTAAGACCGAATACGGAATAGTATGCAGCTGAACCAGCAAGTGTGAATGTGGATAATATCATTAAAATTATAAAACCATTTTTTCTCGTAAAAAAATTTTTCATATGTTATTCCGTTTTTTTAACTTTATTAACTTCCCCAGTTGTATTTATTATCAAATCTTTTGATATCAAGCTTGATTGTAAACAACAAGAGAAACTTGAAATATAAAATAAATATCCAAAAAATAGATAATAACCTTTAACAGGTTAATTATGCCCATACTGATTTAAGTAATTAAGAACTGCTAATTCTTTCATTTTAGCTTCTACTTCAATATCCAAATCGTAACCATAAGTTTCAATTTTGTTTGAAATAAAATCTGAATGTGCTTGAGGGATTTTACCTGGAGCCGATTCTGAATAGTGAACTACAGGTTTGATTCCATCGGGCCAAGTTGTCATTGCCAATTCCAAAGCTTCCTGCTCTGATAAACCACCTGTACAAAATTTGTGGTGGTGGTAATCAAACACAATTGGGATACCAGTTCTTTGGTGAATATACATCAGGTCTTTTACCGAATACATACTCGCCTTATCATCATTTTCTACGGTCAGCCTGGTTTGAACCGATTCAGGCAACCTTTCAAAGTTCCGACAGAATCTATCCATCGCTGATTCTTTATCCCCATAGACACCATTACAATGGATATTAATGACATTGTAGGGGGTTCTACTCAACCCCATCAGGTCAAAGACCTCCCCATGCAACGATAAATCGGTTATGGTGTTGTTTACCACCCTTTCATTGGGTGAAACGAGTACATTAAAGGGGCCAGGATGAGATGTAATCCTTTGCCCATAGTTGGATACCAATACCCCAGCACCCTTCAGGAGATTGGATATAGGAGCAAAATGCGGCATATCTGATAGTGGGTACTCAGATGACCAGGGGAATAGATTGGAGGTGATTCTAAAGAGTTTTATACCCATCTTTTCATTCCATTTGATAATCTCCACCAGGTCACGGGTGTTCTGCAACCCAAGCTCCGAAGCCCTGCTAATACCTTCCTTTAAAAAGGTTTTTCTAATCATACCCCTATTGGTGGTAATCTTTTTCTTGCCCAAAGTCATATTGATGCAAGCGTATCCTAAGTTTGACATAGTTTTTGGTTTAGATACTACAAATATAATAAAAAAGGGGGATTTTTCCAAACCCCCCATATTAAATTTTCGTTAATTTTTTTTAAATTGAATGTGGTGAATAACTGAAAATAATATTTTGAACAGATTGACACTTCACTCTGATGATAGATTCTATCTCCGATTTAAATGAATCTGAATTTTCAAAATACATTGGTTTACCATAGTAAATAAAACAAAGTGTACCTGCCTCTTCCAATACATCAATTTTATTGAACACCATATCGGTTACACCATTTAAATTTATTGCTTTGATAAGTAAATCCATATCCAACCAATTAACTTGTCTACTCCTACCAGTGGTAGCACCATATTCATTACCCAACAATCTAATCTTACCAAAGATTTCATTATCCCCCTCAAATTGTTTTGCTCCTACATAGGTACGATATCCTTTTGCTACCCCATACACCTTTCGTATCTTTTGTGGGGGAACACCATTCATAATAGCAGAACCAACTGTACAATGCGATGAGGTTACATATGGGTAATCACCCCAATCAATATCTAACTCAAATCCTTGAGCACCTTCAAATAAGATTTTTACAGATGTACTACCATAAAACTCTTCGTAGATATCAATAATGTTTTTTAATTTGAATTCATCATCGCCGGCTCTAATACCTGTTCGGGCATACTTATCCCGATACGCAGGCCCATTGCCTGTTTTGGTAGTTCCGATTTTTGTATCTTTGGAATCTTCCATCAAATGTTCGGGTCTTATCATATGCACCCTCTTATCTATGAAAAGATAATCAGATACATTAATACCTTTATCTTCCAATTCTTTCCATTCCGTATAAAGGTCTAAAATGTTTATTACACATCCAGGCCCAATGATAGATTTAATACCATAGAACACACCAACAGGAATATAGTGGGTTACAAATTTTTCTCCATTGTGATAAACGGTATGGCCGGCATTTCCCCCTCCATTATAACGAACCACATGGGTGTATTCTTTATCTTTGGATAGGAAATGCGCAACCTTACCTTTACCAGTATCACCGGCTTGTAAATCTACAATAATATCAGCGTACTGAATCATAAATAATTTTTTAATATATTATAAGAAATCATACCAAAGTTATTTGTGTCTTGAATTATGTAATTGGAACAAATAAGCCTTTGCTTCGGATTGAGTTGGTGTGGATGTTAAATAAACTTCCCTTCCATTTGATGAATTAACTAAATAGCATCTGAACTCATTTTCCATAACCAATTTATTGAAAAAAATTTTTGTATCTTTTTTATATCGAATCTGACCAAATATTCCATTATCAAAATCAAACTCATCAATTATCATAAATTAGTTTAATGATGTTGGTGGCACTTGTCCTATTACAATAAATCTATGGGTATCCCCATTAGGGGTACGGAGTACATCAGATTTTTTAAGTATAAATCCATCACAAAATAATTTAAGTAGTACAGGTGTAATATCTTCGTTTTGTAGACATTGAATTTTTATGAACTTTTTATTTTTATCTTCAGTATCATACTCGGAAAATAAACTTTCCAATCTGTCCGCATCTAAACTATCCTCATCAGAAAATTCTATATCATCTTCTTCATTACCGAGCTTTTCAAAAAAGCCTGAATACATATCGGAAAAATATATCAACTTATCTCTTGGTGAGAGAGATTTATAGAAATCATACTCCTGTTCATTCCAGAAAACTTCCATATCCATACTAATAAATAGTTAATCTTTTTTATATTGTTCGTTTAACCAAACTAAAATTTCTTTGGATAATGCATAACCACTTTCAGTAATATACTCATCAATTATCCACACAACCTCTTCTAATACCTCATTTTTATTGTAGTATGTTTTATTCAAAATAAGTTGCAGTCTTTCCCGCATTTTAGTTTTGTAAACATCATCTACTTCTACATCGGTAGAAAAGAAAACTGTTTTAAGATTATTCTTTACTAAAGTAAAAAATGGTTCTTTTTTCTTTTTTATTATATCAACACAATTGGAAATATACTTATCAAAAGTTTCTTTGTTTAAAAGAATTGATTCTTTATCTATTGCGTTATGTATATGAGTTATCGGACCGGGCCATGAAGTAGTTGGTGCGGTTGTAATAGCAAATGAATGTGATATGGGTGGGTCTGGTTTAAATCCAGATATACCAAACAAAGCCTCTTTTAATTTTTCAAATTCAGTAGTGCTTTGATTGTTTGAACCCATTGTGTTTTGTTAATTAAATATATTTAACCTATACTTTTTTTCTACTGTTAGTAAAGCATCATTAAGAGTATCAATAATTCGTTCTGCTTCCGCTTTTGTAATTATCATTTCATTATTCCCTATCCTTAAACTACCAATTTCGGTAAATGGTTTTACGGGATAGTCGGATGGCTTTAGTTCGGGATTAATTTGTAAATCAATACCAGTATAGTTTTTTCCAGCGTATTTCTGAAATTTAGCTTCCTGCTTTTGAGTTATTCCAAACGAATTATTTACATAACTCTTAATCGGTGCGTTTTTATATTTACTATTCATAACTTTTTTGTTTAATTGTTATACAATAATAAATATGGAAAAAGAATTAATTATTATCTAATTTTACTTTTTTATTTTTCCTAAAATTACGGGATGATACCCTATTGAATTTTCTTTCATCAAAATCCATTATACTTTTATCAGGATGTGTACGATTAATATTCTGAATCGTTTTCAAACATTCATTAGCCCAATACCAAGCATCCATAATAGTTGGTTGAGAGGGTAAATAAACTTCATCACCAATGTACCCACCATATCCGTTAGATATTTTGTATCTACCATCAGGTGTCATTGTGGTTTTAGCATTAGGAAACTTTTTAAGTACACGCCGTTTAATCCTATCAAACTGCGGATTCACCGATACTACCTTCGGCTGCTTCGTTTTCTTTTTCATTGAATAATTGGGTTAATCGTTTATTGATTAAAAAGCCATTAGCTATTTCTTTATTAAGTGAACAATTTTCTATCAATCTACCATCTTCTAATTTCACATCGTAAGCATTGCTGTTTCTGATTTTTGTTTTTGAAACAATCTTACCCACCATAAAATTAGTATATACACTAACTACTACTCTGTCTCCTATGCTATAAACCATACTTAATTTCCAATCACATTTAGAATTTTTGTTTGTGTAACGGAACTAACTTCAAACTCCAATGGAGAATTTTGTAGAAACGCGGTGATATGTGCTTCTGCATCTGTAACCGATACTGCTTTTATCAAATACTGTTCCGTATTCTTTTTGATTTTACCATTACCATTATCGGTCTCAACTTTTACTTTTACTAAATAGTACATCATAATTTTTTTACTTTAATTTGTTTTTAACGATTTCACAAGTTTTATGAAAATTTTCTTTACCCCATTTACCTAATTGTTCGTGATGAGAATGGGATATTACCTCACCACTAACAGCCGCAGTTCCATAAGCAAACCTCTTCAGTTTATAACCTGATAGTGGGGTTGAAAACCTTTTTAGGTATTCTGCTTTACTATCTAAATATTCAAAGAATTCATCTCTGGGTAAAGATTCCAATTCTTCGTTACTCAATGGTTTGTTCGGGTCATACATCATATCAAATATACAAAAGAAATTTTAAATATCAAAATATTGGTGATACATTTTTTTGAGAATAACTATCTTTCTCACAAATTTCAAATCTATAATTACCATTACCATTATCCCACATTGTAATAATGAATGTATCCCCCGTTCCAATTGCTTGACAGACTCCTCTAAAAGCAGGTGCTTCTTTAATAACAATACCACCATACCTGTTAAGCGCTTTAAGCCTACCCAATGCTCTGATAGGTCCCACAAAATCGGATTGTTTATATCTAGTATAATGATTTTTTTTATACTCTTTTAATGCGTTTAAGGTTTTCATTTTGGGTTTCATCTTCATTACTTATTAATTGATTTTTGATAGTAATAATTATATAGTTCATCTAAATCCATTGGGGATTCATTCATCATTTCATCCCACACATCAATACCAAACTTTTTTTGTAGTTCACTCCGAAGCGAATTCAATATACGAATCTCATCTAACTCACCTTCAAATTCAAGCTTCAAAGCACGAACCCTATCCATCCTACTCGCATCCCGCGCAGATTCACACCTATCAAAGTCTGAACTACCACCATACTTTTTATAGGCAAGTTCATATGCACGATTTGCTTTTTTCCTAGCCTCAAACGCCTGTTTGAAAAAATTGGATATATCAAAATCACCATTCACAATTTTATCATAAAGATGTGCGTTAAAAGAAAGGGGCTTCTTACGAGCCCCATTTCTCCACCATTTGAACTTATTATACCCCATATAAATTAAAACGGATTATTAACAGCAGTATCTTCGGTATTGAAGAGGTTTTCTTCGCCAGTTTTTACAAACTTTTGAACGAACTGCTTCATAAACACACGCTCCGATTGAGCCCCACCACTATTATCAAAGAAGGGATAGATAGCAATCTCAGCGGCTTCAGTCAAACTAAATCCATCGTAGAGTAGCGAACCAATTTCCACAGCAGTACGAGTAGATAGCGAGTTAGTCAGTTTGGGTGATTCACTACGAACCTCATCACGAGTCATCGCCGTAATTTCAGCCACACTGCCCAACAGTTCCGAAGATACTGAAGGATACATCATCCCAAGCAAAGTTGATTCTTCATCCTTAGTCAACGAATCCATTTCAATAATCGTAAATCGGTCTAAGATAGCACGGTCAAGCATTCGGGTGGCGGTATATTCATTACCAATGTTAGCGGAAGCGATGAACGAAACACCATCGGCCACATTGATAGTGGGAGCATCAGCGGCTTCATCCAAACGAAGGTAGCGTTGACCCGGATCGAGAACCGTCATCAAAATGTTCCACGCTTCAGGGTGTGCCCTCGTAATCTCGTCCAACACAACCACAGTGTTTGGCGTTTGAATTGCCTTTACAAAAGGTGATTGATTAAACACCGTACCTTTGGCCGTGTCATATTGGGTATTACCAATCAAAGTGGTTCGGGGGTCCTGAGTAGCACCCAAGTTCATAATGAAAGTAGAATACCCATCAATTGAAGAAGCCGCAGCTTTAGCAGCCATCGTCTTACCACAGCCAGCAGCACCTGTCATCATAATGTTCTTACCACGAAGAATATTACGAATTAAATATTTCCATTTCAGTTCCGGCATAAACAACATCTTCGGCTTCAACTCCGCAGCTTCGGAGTGAATAAAGTTCAAAACATTTTCAGGCATAACCACCGGAGCGGTGGTTTGAGCTGGGGTTGATACCACAGCCGCAGTAGGTTTACGAACCGAATCCACAGCGTACTGCTCCAACCCACCATTTGGTTTATTGAAGTTCATAACAGGAGTGGTATCGGTTGCTTTAGAAGCAGGAACACGACCAAAACAAAGTTCACCAGATGTGAACGAACCCTTTACCCTAATTTTGAATCGGAATTTATCAGGTCGCTTAGAAGCCTGAAGAGCCCTGCTGTAGAGGGAAGTCCCTTTCTCATTAAGAGCTGGGATGTTGAACATTGCTCCATTTGAATCTTGGAACAGTAGTACACCGTTACTTTGAACGATAGTACCGAAAACGAATCTTTGGTTTTTCATATATAGGGGTTTAACTTACAATATAAAGATACTACGGGGAGAGCAAATATCCAAGCTTTTTATGTTAAATTTGCGTTAAATTTATCCACAACTTATCCACATTTGAGGGAAAAGTGTCCATTTTATTGGACACCCACCTCAAACTTACCATTTAATGTCTTAGCCAAGTCCATCACCTCATTTACATTAATGAACCTCGCATCCCTACCATACATCCGATTAAAATCATCGGCGTAGGATGTATTACGCATTCGTTCCGAACTATATTCACTAATAAAGTAAGATAGAACACTAACACCACCCATCCTCATTTTATTGACCTGGTCAGCGGTGTGCTTGATAGCAGAGTCACCCTCATAACTCATTTCCTTATTTTGAAAGGTAGGCATACCATCCGAAAAGTTAATTAGGTATTTATCGGAATTATCTTTGGAATTCAAAATTTCTCCCATAATCGCCTCATAACATAATCCTTCAGGTGTTGTACCATTTGGAATTAAATGTTTGAACATGCTTTTAATCTTTGAGAAATTATCAACCCTACTATCATAAGCAATTACAATCATCGGAACTGAAGTGTTATTATCATATGTGCTTCGGTAACTAATAACCACATTGATATTTGATATCATTGAAGCGGCCTTAGCGATAGCAACCACAGCAGTTTGTGTGTTATTCCATTTTTTTCCACCCATTGAACCACTAGCATCAACTGAAATGTGAAGAGTAACCGGCTTTACCGAATTAGTTTGAATCTTTTCAAAGATATTGAAATTACCAAACCCAACCTCGTGTAACATTCGGGATGATATCTTACCTGATTTAAGGCGGGGTGTAACCAAACTACGATTCTCATCACGCGTTTTCAGCTTCTTACCCAATAAAACACCTAGTGCGATACCATTATCAATGTGGGGTTGATTATAATCAGTTCTACCACTATAGTTTGTAGTAATACCAAATGCCTGAGATTCAATCAGCGATTTAGTCAGCTTCCTAACTAAATAACACTTTGTTTTCTGAACACCACCCCAGCGATTTTCAACGGATACATTCTTCAAATCTACATCAGATTCTTCTAAAGCGTTTACTACAGAGGATTCATTTTTACCAATCTTCTTTTTAGAAATATCACCATTCAAAAAATCTTTCTGCTTTTTTATAGCGTTATTAAGTTTGTTTCTAAGAGAAGGTGAAAGTTTATCTCCAGAACCACCAGAACTATTGTTAGAAGAATCACCATCAGAAGAATCACCATCAGAAGAATCATCATCAGAAGAATTGCTCATATCCAAATTACCATCACCATTAGATTCCATAGAATCGTTACCCGTTTGGGGTGAATCGGTATCACCTGTCATTGGTGAATTACCATTAGAATCACCTGAAGATGATTCATTACCATCACCATCGGATGAAGAAGATGATTCTTTACTTTGTGCGGGGTTATTAGTATAAACCGCATCAAAGATAGTTAAGAAAATATTAGAAGCCAACTCCAAACTATCAGTAGTAGTTTTTAACCTACCAATGTTTTTTAAATCCATCAAAGCCCAAATCGTTGGAAAAGATTTTAGAGCACCCAACCTACGATTTTTGTTTGTAATATTGATAAGTCGGAACATATAAGATTCCCAATCTTCGGTGGTATATTCATCAGATACCAAAGCCTTATCAATAACACTATCATTAAAGTATTTATCATACATAGAGTGATAGTACCCACGATAACCAGGGGCTGTGTTATAAATGTAATTATCAATTCGCCTATCCTCAACAATATTAAGGATATCTTTTAGATAAGTATATACATCCTGCCTCAATGCACGAACAGCCAATATATCAGATTCAGATACCATCGGCATTTTAGCAATACGATTAGCAATAACGGGTGGTATCGCTGTAGAGCTTGGTTGGAAATATTTTTGAAGAATACTAAATTCGGTAAGTTTAATGTGCGAACCTTCGTGGAGAGCCAAACCTACCGCCGGGTCAAATTCAGCATCATCCAATTTTGAAGAAATTACCACAGTACTACCATCAGTATAAGATTCATTACCCGTAGAAAATTTGACAGGAATTTGTTTGTTTGTTACAATCCTAACAAAGTTAGAAATGGCCCGTTTATAAGAGGCCAACTTAATAAGGTCATTGGTTTTGACCTCATAGGCATCAGTTTTAGTAGAACCACCAAAACCACCACGATATGTGGTAGGGGTAAAGAGCGACTTATCCAACCAATAGTCGGAATAGTAGGACTTGTTTTTTTTGTATTTTGTCATATAGGAGGAATTAACTTACAAAGTAAAGATAATACAGAAATAGGGAATATCCAAGCTTTCAATATTAAATTTGCGTTAAATCTTTTAACCAAGATTTGTTCTTTCTTGAATAAGATTTAGGTGATTTGACCACCTGTTCTGTCATTTTTTTACCGATATGGTGTGCAGCCTCTCCTGAACTCCAATTGCCGTTAAAATCAAGCAATTTCCTGTCTCTTTTGGTTTTACTCATATCAATAACTATTTAATACCCAAAGATAAGTATAAAAGAGCAAAAATCCAAGCTTTTGAGATTAAAATTCCATTAAAGTTATCCACATTCGTGTGGAAAAGTGTCCAATTTATTGGACAGTTGGTTTTAATTCGTAAATAGGGTATTATCCCTATCAATCGGGTTAATTTTAAACCCATATTTTTTCTTAACCCGCTCTGAAATAGGAATCGGGTTTCCATCCTCATCAATTCTCACAAAGGTAATATAGGTAGATACAACGGTGGTTTGGTTGCCTGTATATACATTATGC